GCTATACCTGGATTCATTACTAACCAACCAAATATTTGTAATACATCTTTAGCAGCTTGCTTTAGTATAATCATGTATAAATCTTGGGGCATTTCCCAGTCTTGCTCAACACCGTCTCGTTGCTGTGGGAGCATTCCCGCAACGTAATTAATATGGAATAGCTGTGGTGCATAATTAGCATTTGCACCTAAAGAAAGAGAATCATAGCTCAAACCAAATCCAATACGGGCTACATCAGATATTCCGCTATACAAGCTACCTGTATTTAAACCATAACCAGGTGTTACCTGTAGGCTTGCTGTCAAAGGATTAACTTTCCACCACATAGAAGGAAAGTTAACGTATCCAGCACCATTTAAATTAACCTTAAAGTCTTCTACCTGGAGTACAGGTCTTTGTATTAAGGATTGGTACATATAATCTGATGCTTCATTTATATAGAAGTCTTTATCCTCAGTAACAAATCTAGGAAGTATTTTGATGTCAAACCGTTTCTCAACCCAAGCTATAGCTGAGTTTATAGCCATTTGGTAGTATCTATCTGGCAAAGCTTTACCCGTTGACGGGTCTATAACATTAATACCAAAAAGTTGTAGTTTAACTTGGTCTATACTAATTCCATAGTCTTCTAATTTATAGGATTCTACAGAGTTAGGGTCAATTCTTTTAGGATTACCCTCTTGGTACGGAGATATGCCATTATAATAATTATTTACATACATTATCTCACCTCATATCTCTATTATTTTTCGTCTTCTTTTTTGTCAGAAGCCTTTTTTCTTGGTGCTCTTTTTACTGGTGCTTTTTTAGCTGTCTCTGTCTTTTTTTCAGTAACAGGTTTTTCAACTTTTTCCTCTACATACTCAAAATCCGAAAATTTAGATAATAGTAATTCAGAGTCTTTATTAGCTTTAGCTACCCCCTCATGATTAAACTCAACATTTCCATGAGGTGTAGCTACGGTTTTATTTTTGTAAACTTTTGATTTTAACATAATTTTTCCTTTTGTTTTACATAATAATATAATAACAGCTAACAAACCAATAAAGGCTATTATAGCTTGTTACAGACATTTTAATAAGTAACTAGTATAATTATACCACAAACTGTTAAAACGTCTCTTAAGGGATTATAAAAGCAAATAAAAAGCAACCCCTAAGGATTGCTTAATTAAGGATATTACAAGTTGTTACCTACGTTGACCAACTTTACCCAACGCTTTGGTGCGTATAATGCAAGTGCACCACTCCACAATACAGTGAATGTAACAGCTGCAGATACTTGTGCCAAAGGCAAACGGTACATTGGTGCCAATTCAAGCAACTTGATTGTACGGTCTGACAATTCACCAACGAATCCAACAGAAGTTCCAGCAATAACTTGGTTCTTATCTGTAAATGATACAGAATATTCACCATTTGCGAATTGTGCTTCTGAGAATGGAATACGTTCGATAACAGCATATTGACCAGAAACTTCATCAAATCGGAAGATTTCAACATGAGTAGGGTCACCGATAATTTGGATACCCAAGTTAACATCCAACTTAACTTCTGATGTTGTCTTTGTGATAGCTGCAGTAGCTGTAGCTGCTGTAGACTTACCTGCCTTTGATGCCAATACAACAGCATACTTCAAAGGTGACTTAGTGTCCTTATCAAAGAACTTTCCTTCGCCATCAGCAGTAACATTAGCTACTACCGCAGGCTTTGCAGGTGCTTGTGGATTTTGACGTGCTGACAAATCCAATGTGCGGTCCTTATTCATGATTGTTGAACCATGTAATGAAATTTGACCACGAGCAGATACGAACTTAGGAACAGTGAAACCTGATGCAATATCAGTTCCTGCACCTTGTGTAACCCATTGACGTGACAATTGGTTATTGATGAAGTTAGCATGTGCACCAACTTCTAAGAATGCATCTGTAGGTGTACCGAATCCACCTTGAGAAATCTTAACGGCAGCTTGGTTAAGTGTTTGTTCTGTTAGAACTTCACCACGCAAGTCAATAACGTTTTCGTCAGGGATTAACTTTGACAAACCATCAAATTCTTGTCCTTGACCTGCGCCATTGGCTGTCAAGTCTGAATCACCGTAGAACAAGTTATATTCGATAGTTTTAGCAACTGTCATAATAGCGTTGTTCAATTCGAAATCAAGAGGTTCTTGAATGTTGTCAACTTGCATTGATAGCAATGAAACTTGACGTACATCTGAGATGTTCTTGATACGAACAATTTTACGTTGAATTGAAGCGTTGTTAACCGTAGCAATGTCGATTTCAGGAACCATACGAGATGAACCATATTCTCCATAACCATCTTGGATAGTATACTCTTCAACAACTGAACTAGCCTTACCCTTAGGAATTACTGTATAAATGGTAAAGTCTTGGTTACCAAATGTTAAATTCTTAACGTCAGTAGCTAAAGATTGTCGTCTAAACGCTTGACCACCTTCGGCACCTTCAGTAACAATTTCTGTACCTGTTGTGAATGACTTACTGATGTTATTTGCATCACCAGTAACATTCATGATTTTTGCTGCTTCCTCAGCTAAATCACTATAATTATTCTTCATAGTTTAACTCCTGTTTTTTATACTAAACTTTTTAATAAAGGCTCAAACCTTACTACGTTTAACCTTACGTTATATAATATAAGTAAAGTTCAAGTTACTGCACTTGTGAACGAACTCCCACTGTTTTCAGCGTTTCTTGTAAAATCTTACCATCTTCTGCTGTAGCAGAACCACTTCTAAGGTGACGTAGAGCGTTATTAAACTCAATAAATTCAGATGGCAGTAAACGATAACGGATTTCAGGAAGATTATTTTCAATCTTTTCTAAGAAACCTTCTACTTTTACTTTGCTTTCTTCTGGTGATTCTTCATTATCACTACCTTCTGTTTCTTCTTCTGAGGAAACATCTGGATTAATAGGAGGTCGATTAGCTACATCAGACCCATCAGTTTTAACGGGTTCACGCCTAGAAGGTGCTTCTTCTTGATTATTATCAGAGTTAACTTCTGTAACATCAGGAAGCTCAATTTTTTGTTTATCAACGTCTTCTTTAAGACCTTGAATTATTTTTTCTAGTTGGTCAATCTTACTGGTTAACTTTTCAACATCAGAGTCTAAAGTTTCTTCGTCTTGTGTTTCACTTGCTTCTGTTTCAGTTTCTGATTGTACCTCTGTTTCAGGAGCTACATCTTCTGTTGTAGAAGTTTCTGATGAAACTTGACTTTCGTCACTTGCTTCACTTTCAGGAGCTTCTGACTCAGAAACTGCTTCTGATTCACTAGATACAGATTCTGATTCTGCTTCGGAAGTAGTTTCTGAACCTACCGATTCAGATTCAGTTATTGACTCTGATTGCGTAGCTGTTTCAGAGGAAGCCTCAGATTGTGCTTCTGACTCAGGAACTGCTTCTGATTCTGAGGTAGCTGATTCACTAGTCTCTGAAACAGACTCGCTAGATACCTCAGAAGCTGTTTCAGAAGCTACTTGACTTTCTATATCAGTACTCTCTGATTCTGGTGTTAAAACGTTATTTTCTTCTGTGCTTTCATTACTCTTATTGATTTCTTCTGGCACTTCGGTATTCCTTTCATTATCTACAGGCTCACCAAACATATTACTCATATATGATTTAAAAGTATCTGTTGAATCTTCATCATCTTCATCACCACTTTTATTTATTTCGTACATTAGACCCATTGCTTTAGCAACAGTATGGTCATATCTTCCCTCATCATCTAATATATTGCAAATATCAGCCCAATCTTCTGAGCTAAATGATTTAATAGTATAGGACAATTGTCTTAAATCTCGTGCAAAAGACTGTTTTCTGAATGCTGCTCCGCCTGTATCTCCTTCTCCTACAATATCAGAGCCAGTCGTAAATGACTTTACAAAAGTACTCCAAGATGCACTAGTATTTGATGGATGAGTAGTCAGCGCTACATTAGTAACAATAACATTTCTAAGTATCCTAGGGTCGTCATAGTCTCTATGAGAATAATGTGCTTCTATACTAAAACCTAGCATATTATCATCATCTACGTCTAATTCACCAGAGTTAACTTTTTCAGCTAAATTCCACATTTTATCTGCATATGGACTATCGTCAAATAGTTTAGCTTCTATAAACAAACCCCTCTGTAAATCAATATATGTTTTATCTGTTGGGACACCTAATTTGTAAATTCCACCTTTTTTATGTTCATAGTTTATATAACCTTGATTCATAAAAGGGTTTATACTCAAATCAGTAGGCAATATTAAATCACCGTCTCTATCTTCTTTAGGGACAGACGCCCAGCCTCTGATAAAACGACCGTGCTCTCCCTCACTCTTGATAGACTTACTTATAGGTATAAATATTTCAAAATCTTTTTGTTTCATTATCTCACCTACGTTTTTTATTATAACATGTCAGTATAGTTTTTAAACTTACTAACCTTACTGTTATAATATAACAAAAAACCCACGATATATACCGAGGGTTTTACAAAATAATATAGTGTAAATAGGGATAAGTACTGATGGAGATACCAGAGAAAGAAAGAAAAGGATTATAAACAACATACCAGTTCCTTATCTCTATTTACTATAATACATTATATCATGTATTTAATAGTTTGTCAAATTTTAATACCAACCATATGCGTTTGAGTGTGCCCAAGCATTTTCAGCTGAGCCATAACGTGCAGAAATATATGATTTCATAGCGTTCAATTGGTCATTATAATCTGTTGAGTTTCCACCATATGTTGCTCGTGCTTGTGGTGATAATTGACCGATACCGTAATATTGACCGTTAGTAGCATTGACATTACCACTAGATTCTCTATTAATCAATGCTTGTAAGGCATCAGATACATCTGATGAAGTAATATTTGTTGGTGTAGTTTGTTCTTGAACAACAGGCGCTGTAACTTGAACTTGTTCTGCAGGCTTTGCTGTATATGTTTCTGTAGCTTGATAGCTACCTGAACCAATAACTAGATTATCTCCTGTATAAATAAAGTTTACGTCATTAATGTTATTTTTTGTAGCAATGTCTGAAACAGATACGCCAAATTCTTTTGAAATTTGATTTAACGTGTCGCCTGATTGAACCGTATATGTTGTATCAGCACTTGCTGACCCTGTGGCTACTACAGCTCCTAGAGCAACAGCTCCTGCTAAAATAAAATGTTGCGGTTTAATTGTAATCATGTAAATGTTTTCTCCTGAGATTTTGAGTATCATTTGATACTTTGTTATGTAGATACGTGTTTAACCTACTTAAAATAATATATTTATTATAACTTTTGAATGTTACAATAGTATTACTTGATTAATACAGTGTATTATGATAATGTTATGTAAACATTAACTATAAGCCTACACTCTTGATATATAAGTGTTTAAGACGTGTTTTGTCCCTAATTGTACATTAAGGTAAGAAGCAAATACTTATATATTATATACTTTATAATAATTAATAATAAGATATATATATATAAGTATTTGGTAACACTCTTATTGCTTAATTAGGGACAAAACACGTAACTTTCATTGTTATATCAATACCTATGTAACATGCATAACTTTTTTTAATGCTTATTGAATACTATATAAAAATATGGTATAATTTATATAGTATTGTCAGGAGGAAAATATGGTAACAGTATATACAAAAAATAACTGCATGCAATGTAAATTAACTAAAAGAAATTTACAGGAAAATGGTATAGAGTATCAAGAAGTAAACACAGATGATGATGAAAAAGCATTGGATTATGTCAAATCTTATGGGGTAAAAAGATTACCATCTGTTTTTGTAGGAGATGAATTAGCTTTCAGTGGCTTTTCACCATCAGAAATTAAAAAGTTAAAGGGAAGAATGGGCTAAAAATTGATGATTGTAACAGCGGGAACTATTGGTGTCGGTAAATCTACTTTTACTAAAATTATTTCAGATGAATTAGGGACAAAACCCTTTTATGAGCCTGTAGGGGATAATCCTGTATTACCTCTATATTATAAAGACCCTAAAAAGTATGGGTTTCTTCTCCAAATTTATTTTTTAAACAAAAGGTTTAATTTAATCAAAGAGGCATACAAAGAAAATAACAATGTACTAGACCGTAGTATCTATGAGGATTATTTATTTACTCAGATTAACTATGAAAATGGTAATATGGCTAAGCAAGAATTTGATGTTTACGAAGACTTGCTTTCAAATATGATGGAAGAGATTGAGGGGTTACCCAAAAAATCACCTGATTTATTAGTTTATTTATATGCAGACTTCGATATTATTCTAGATAGGGTTAAATTGCGTGGTAGAGATTATGAACAAATAGATGAAAATCCTGGATTGAAAAATTATTATCGAACTTTATGGGATAAATATCATCAATGGTACGAAGATTACGATAAATCTGATAAGATTAAAATTGATGTAGGCATGCATGATTTGAATACAGAAGAAGGAAAAAAATACGTTATCCAAAAGGTTAAAGAGTCTCTAAAACAGAAAAACCTACTATAAGGTGCGTATATATTTAATTTACATTATATTATATATATAGTGAGGTGCTAAAATGACAGTAAATAGAGACAATGTTTTATGGGAACGTGCAAAAAATACAGCTAATAGTCAGAATAAATCTTCTGACTGGGTTTTCATAATTGATATATACCATTATTTAGGTGGCAGTAAAAAAACTCTATATGCTGAATTAGCTGAAAAAAAGTATGTGGTGATTGGTCATTATTCTAAAGACAAAGATTTGTTATATGACTATAAAAAGGACTCCTATGAGCTATTTAACTCATCAGAAGTTAGGGTATCTAAGAAAAGCTTCGTAGATGCAGATAGTAATAGTGTTATGATTGTACTAGAAAAACCAGACCATTCAACTTATACTGGAACCTCATTTTCAAAATCTAATGAAATAAATATATACTTAAAAGGACACTAACTTATGAATCTAAAGGATATGCTATCTAGGCGAGATAAAGTTACTATTGTCAAAAAAGACGATACTGACTTCGCTGTAGCTATAGAAGAAAAAGAACGACAAATATTAAGTTCTAGAAATCAACAAAACCAAGGTGGAGATATTTCTAAGGGATTTAATAATAAAAAATTAAGTACAGCTACCCCTATTAACTTTATTGGTAATATAGACCTTATTCAGGGGATAAAGTTTAAACAACGTGGTGAAGGAAGCCGATATAGGGACATTAATGCTACTTTAGATGCCTACTCAAAGACTAGTATAGCAAATGCTATTATAACATTAAGAACACATCAAGTAGGTGCATATGGTATGCCATCAAGATATACACAAGATGGTCTCGGATACGAAGTCGTTCTTAAGGATAAAAGCAAGAAAAATTCACCTAGCAAAGAAGAAGAAAAAGAAATCCTTGCAATTGAAGAATTTTTACACTATACTAGCACAGACAGAAGTACAGGGATTAATTTCAGAACCTGGCTTAAACAAACAGTTAGGGACGTTTTAGTATATGACCAAGCGAATACGGAACTGGTATATGAACGTAACTCCAGAACTAAGTTACATTCCTTCTATGCTGTTGATGCAGGGTCCATATATTACGTTGTTAACGATAATAATACAGGTTATACGGAAGGTAAAGGGGAATACCGATACGTCCAAAAAGTAGATGAAAATCACGTTATTAAGTTTAAAGAAGGTGAGTTAACTTTCGATGTTATGAACCCTAGAACAGCGCTAAGCTCATTTGTTTATGGTACATCCCCTCTAGAAGTGGTTCTTAATCAAATAGGTTACCATGCTACGACAGAGCAGTATAATAACCTGTACTTTACTCAAGGTGGTACAACTGATGGGGCATTTATTATAGACCCAGGTGATAATGGAAGTCAGCAAACTAGACTTTCTCTTGATAATCTAAAAAGAGAATTTTCTAAATTCAGGGGTTCTAAAGGTGCACATACTATCCCTGTTATAGCTGCTAAAGACGGTAAGTTTGTAAGTATGAACCAATCATCAAAGGATATGGAATTTGAGAAGTGGGTTAACTATCTTATTAACATTATATCTTCTAACTTTGGTGTAGACCCTGCTGAAATAGGTTTTCCAAACCGTGGTGGAGCTACAGGTTCTAAAGGAAATTCTCTGCAAGAAAGCTCTAAAAAAGAAACAGCACAATTATCTAAGGACAAAGGTCTTACACCGATGCTTGATTTCATCGAAGATGTTGTTAATGATAATATTGTTTCTAGATTTGGAAATGGAAAGTACATGTTCCGTTTTAAGGGTAACGAATTATCTAGAGAGTTACAACAATTAGAGAAAGCTAAGTTACAAGTAGAAACTTCTCGTACTGTAAATGAAGTTAGGCATGACCAAGGTCTTGACCCTATACTTGGCGGGGATGTTATCCTTAGTCAGTTCCATATTAACCGTATAGGTCAGTTACAAGATTTAGGAGTTACAGAACTTGGTCAAAAACCTATTATTTCAGAAAATAACGGGGAAGAGAATGATAGCGAAAGTAAAAATTCAAACTCAGATGGTAAAACAGATGATGGTGTAATGAAAGACGGAAGAAGTAGAAAAAATCAATCACCAGAACAAAAATAAAAAGAGCCCTTAGGCTCTTTTTTTATTCAATTGTTTCATACGTATAAGGGGACATCTTAATTAAATCTTCACTAGCATCTGCAAAGTAAACAGGTGTTACTGTAACTAATTCTTGTAAACTAGCTCCTAATAAATTTCCTAACTCATCGTATACTTTTAGAATAGCTCTACCTTTTAAGCCATAAGATGATATTGTATTAATAATGCTTGCTACTGAGCCTCCATCAGGGAAAAAAGTATACTTTTTTCCATTAGACATTTCTAAAATAGCTGCAATCTCTGTTTGTTTTCTTACTTTAACACTCATTGTGTTCCTTTCTAACCTAACAAGTTACTCAATAGAGTAGAAATTATACCTCCGATTGCAAGTATAACTAGTTGCTCTATTATCCTATTCCTACGTTCACCTATAGCGCTTGATTCCTTCTCAAGTATCTCTAGGTTATCTTCTATGTCCTCAACACGCTCCTTAAGTTTATAAACTTCATCCTTGACATTTTCCAATTCACGTTCAGCGTAGTTTACACGGACATTTATGTCACTATTATACACCTTTTCATTAGTTTTGTCTAGGGTTTCTGGTGGGTCTATATTGGGATTCATTATCAATAAAACCTCCATGTTCTAAGATACGGTAGCCCAACACTTTTATATGTTTTCCTACCTTAATAATATAGGTACCAAATATTTAAAAAGAGTTGTTGTGGTATAATAGAAGTATGTAAACAGGTATCTTGTATAAAAGCAAACACAGTACTTGCATATTGACTTATATTATATAGTAGCACAACAAAGAGGTGCTACTATAAAAATTAACTAGGTGGAATATATGAGCAGTAAAAAACGGTTTGGAATAGCTATTACAGTATTAGTAGCTTTAGAGATTGTTTACTTTTCCTCTGTTGTTTTATTCACATATATAGCAAATGTATCGTTAAATATTCTCGCAGTACAACTATTAGGCTTTGCTATAGCAATAGTCTATACAATTATATTTGATAGTTGGTTACGTTATTATCGTAGAGATTTGAATAAACGAATTACTAAGCTAGAAATAGAACAGCTAAGAGTGAATAAAAAATTAAAGAAAATAGAGGATAAAATAAATTGATTAAAAAGGACTTTGACGATAATAGTCTTCATGGTGCTTCGATAATCCTATCTACAAAAATATTCATAAGGTTTCCGCAATTAGGTAATGAATTAGGGTATTTTATAGCCCTAGAGGAATTTAATAAGTATGTTAGATATACAAGCTATGGCATCGAAGAACAGAAGATACTATTAGAGATACAAAATGATATTTCTAACTTTAATAGTTATACAAGAAATGCTATGCCTATTGGTTTAGATTTATGGGTAGCAGCTAATTTTCCTAATATGCTTAATTTTACTTTGGGATATGAGGAAGACGAAGAAGACTAATATGACTAAAAAAGAATATTATACTAAAAGGCATAACATAATATTCAATGAAAACAAAACTAGTCGTAGAACAATTAAAAAGGGCAAGGTTATGAAACAAGCACACTTATGTAGCTTGTGTGGTAGACCTTTAACTAAGTACGGATATTCTACAGGTAAGTATGTCTCTGATGTTAAGTTCTATGTCATTAACTTGCCCTCTTTTGTTTACATAAATTTATGCTATGATGCTAACTCATGCTATGAAAATCACTGCAATAATTCAAAGGAGTTACAATGAGTATAGAGAGATTACGGGACGAAGTATACAAGAAGAAAATAAAAGACGAAGACGTTATTAATGGTATGAATAACACTGTAGCCTTTCTTTTACAGCAAGCTTGGGGAAAAGTTCAAAACGGGGAAATTGAAATAAAAGACCCCACCGATATTGCTAGATTATGGAATATCATGGAAAAAACAACTAACTATAATTCTGTTATGGAAAATGCTGAAAATAATACTAATTCACAGTTGCCAGCACTTACCACTAAAGAAGCGAGAGCTTTGGGTGTTACACAAAGTATAACAGAAGATGGTGAAGTCACCACTGAGGATATAGATGAAAGTAATATTGAAGCACAAGATGTAGATTCAATATTATCTAACCTTAGTGATGCAATGAATGACAGTAACGTAAATGAGATGGGAGAATAATATAATTAACCCATAAAATAATATGTTGCAGGTGTAGACATAGTGTGGTATAATTATAAACATGAAAGGAGAATAAATGCCACAAGTAATTGATAGTAAAAAGTTGTTGGAAGTAGCAAAATTAACTTTTGATACAGATAGACCAACAGCAGAACAACTAAAATATGTAATGACGATGTACGTTCCAAGTATGTACCTGTTGGCACATCATTCGGTTCACGGACACCCAATTACATTCAACATACCGAATAGGGATAGTTCGAAAGCACAGAGTCATAGACCCTGGCAAATAGATATTATTAACGACCAGAGTAAAGATAAAGTAGTTATTAAGAGTAGGCAGTTAGGTCTATCTGAAATGCATGCTGCTGAGTCCCTCTGGTTTGCCGATAGCCACTCAGAAGATGCGGTGAAAGT